AATGATGGGGCAAGGTATTATCTTGCTGAGAATTTTGGTGGTGAGGTAGATGGCCCGATTAAATACGCTGCTAATACAGGTCACGGTGGCCCGATAAATTGGTGTGATGAATCACGAATTCGAGCATTGCGGGCCGTGTCTGTTCAATCTGGACACCCCAGTTTGGCAGCTATCAGGTTATTAGAACCTACAGCAAGTGGCACAGAAGTGACCCGTAGATGGGAACTGATTGTGGACCCACAGCCGACAGCAGTAGAGTCTGTTGAATTTCCGTATACTTTGTATTTCGATAAGTTAAGGCTGGAATCTGGCGATGCAAGTGATGGTGGTGGTACATTTCTTACTGATGATAGTTTAGCAAATTTATACCCATCCAACTATTTCAAAGGCTGGCGGATAACTGTAATTAGCGGTGACGGTAAAAATGCCACTGGGATTATAACCCAATATGAAAAGGCTGATGGTAAATTTAATGTGGAAGATTGGCTTTATTCAGATGGAACTGCTGCGGCTACTGATCCGACATCAGGTAGTGCCTATTATATAGAACCAGTACGCAATTTGCATCCTGCTGGATTTAGATTCGACCAGGCAATTTTAGCTGCTTGTCTTGCAAAAGCTGAGATGCTGATTGAGGACATGACTGCTGGCTGGGTAAATATGTATAAAAAGACTGATTTAGCACAGGCACATCAGATTGATGCCAGATCAGCACCACGTCAATTAGGAAATATGGATGGTAGAGAACATCGAGATCGTTATTGGAAAGATGTCACTACTGACCACGATGTATAGTAAATAAAACGTAACATACAAAAGGAGATTAAAATGGCAGCAAGTTGGTTTAAAAATTGGAAAGAGATTGCACCAATTCGGTATAAGAATGTGAGGATAACCAGTGCAGAGATTCTGGCTCTTAATGGTACACCTAAAGAGCTTGTAGCTGCACCCGGAGCGGGTAGGGCTATCGAGTTCGTATCGGCTGCATTGTTCCTTGATTATGGAACTGCAACTTATACCGGCAACGGTACTTTAATTGTTGAAGCACATACCGGCCCTGTGATTTTGTCGGGAGTTTTACCTGCCGCTTCATTGTTACACAAAGCCGCCGATGGTTTTGCTGTTATGGCCCCGCTATATACCGGAATAGATCTGGTTGTTAATGATGCGATTGAACTGAAAGAGCCGACTGGGGAATGTACAGCTGGGAATAGCCCACTAACTGTTCGTGTTGGCTATAGGGTTCATAGTTTTATTAATTATTAATATCCACAATAGTGGGATTTTATAGACGCCGGTAGTCGGGGATACTCCCCTTGTCCCCGGTAAGCCGGTTAGAGGAGTTGAAAAGATGAAACTACCATTCCCGAATAAAGGAATTTTCAAAGGTAGGGCATTAGCTGAACAGCCGATGACAACTTCACCTGATATAGACAACATGCGGTCACGTGATACGCTTAACAATAGAGTACGTGGTGGAAGTCGTCCAGGTTTGGACAAATGGGGTGATGGGGACCAGATTGGTGCAGCAGAACAGCCCGTAGTTGCAATGTGTGTGGTTAGTTCGGTAAAATAATGGCTTTAAAAGATTACCATAATACTGGTACTGTATCAGATAATCAAGCATTTAATTCCGATAGATGGAATGCAATGATTTTTACGACTACTTCTGCCTATTCAATTGAGAGTGTAAAACTTATTTTAACAAAAAAAATTGCAGAGTCCCCCGGCACTATTACAGTTAGTTTAAGAGAGGTTGATGACGAAACAGAAAAACCTATTGAGGATGACTTAACTTCAGGGACTATAAACGGAAACAATTTACCAGATTCGGGTATCGCATTTCAAGAGATTGTATTTGATGCTCCTATTTTACTTGATGATGCGACTAAATATGCAATTTGTATAAGATCACAGAATGGCTCAGGTACTACATATTATGTCTATATACGTAGAGCTTCGGATGCTTACGAAAATGGGCATAAAAGCTATTCATGGGATACGGGAGTTGTGTGGTATAATACATTATCTGCGGATTACTTTTTTGAAACTTATAGTGTTGCTATTTTACCAGGAGCACCAACAATAGTATCACCTGCCCCAACAGGCGTAATAGATATAACATTAGATGAGACTCCATTAAGTTGGAATGCTTCTGACCCCGCTGCTGATACTTATGAAATATATTTTCGTGAATTAGGAGATGCTTGGGTAAAAGTTGGAGAGGCCCAGGCGGGTATTACGTGGACTGTTGTTTTTGGGGCACTGGCTTATGGAACTACTTATCAATGGAGAATAGATGCTACAAATGCTGATGGTACAACAGAAGGAGCTATCTGGTCTTTTACTTGTCTTTCTTTTGTCCCACCACGAATCAGTTATATTTTGATTCCAGATGGTAGTGGATTTGGCCCATACGATGACACACCTGGGGTAGAGGGAACAGACTGGAGTTGGAGCGGGGAAAATAACTTGCTAACTGTTAGGCGATTGGTTGCCGTAGCAAAAAATGCTGTTTTTTATGAGAGTGTATAGGGAGATAAAACATGAGTTTCTCGAATTATCTTGAAACAAACTTGTTAGATCAAGTTGTTGGAAAAACAGACTATACAATGCCAACTGCTTATGTAGCATTGTTTGTCGGAGATCCACTTGATACAGGTGCTGGCGGAGCGGAAGTAGATGGGGTTAGTTATGCAAGAGTTGCGACTGCCGGTGCTGACTGGAACGCTGCTGCGGCGGGTAGTATTAGTAATACTGAGGATATTACATTCCCACAAGCTGGTGGTGCGTGGGGGGAAGTGACTCATTTTGCTATATATGATGCGGCTGCTGCTGGTAATTTACTTGCGTCTGGTGCTTTAGATAGTTCCAGAGAAGTAGGAAATGGTGATACACCCAAATTTGCCGGTGGAACCCCTGGTGCTCTTGTCATAACATTGGACTAATATGGCTTTACACGATAGTTACAATACTGGTGATGATACTCATGCTAATTTGCATACCATCAATTGGTACGCACAATCGTTTATTGCTTCATCAGATTATAGTATTGCCAGCATTAAATTAAAATTATATAGGAGCGGTGATCCCGGTATAGTAACGGTATCTCTTAGAGAAGTAGACGAGTTACATGAACCTACAGGGTCAGATATTGATAGCGTGACAGGAACTACAGATGGTGGCACACTTACGACTGATTCCCCTGGTGAATGGAGAGAAATAACTTTATCCGGCCCTATTTCACTAACATCTGATAAGGAATATGCCATTGTTCTAAGATCCAGTAGTGACATGCTCTACTGGAGAGTCGATAGCAATTCAAGTTATAATGGTATTCTTTCTTATTCAACTGATAGTGGTAGTTCGTGGGTTACAACTGGCGTTGCTACCTATGATTTTATGTTTGAAACTTATAGTGCTGCTTGGCCCGCTGGCACTATTGCCGGAACCGGCGGTCAAACTGGAGTATTGACATTTGATACTACTGGGTTAATTGGCAATGTTGCCGGGATAAGTAGTGAATCTGGCATATTAACTTTTGCTTCTTTGGGATTGGCTGGCAGTATTGCTGGAGCCAGTGGTGGATCGGGGATTTTGGGTTTTGAAGCCCTTGCTCTGGCTGGAACAATAGCTGCTGTAGCAGCATTAAGCGGGGGTATGTTGTTTGGTAACATAATAAAACCTTCTACAATAACAACTATAAAAAGACTTATAGTTGCAGGTAATGACCAAATTTGGTATGAAAGTATATAATGGCTACAGGAACATTAGTAAAATTAGATGATTCAGATGGCGAAATAGATACTTCTGATCAGCTTAATATGTTTGAGGCTTATCAGAAAGCATTTATTGTCAACGGTGCTAACCGTAAAGTAGTAGATTTTGTAAATACGAGGTTGACATCTGATGCCCAAATAGTTGCAAATATTCCATCACATGGGGATATACTAAAACAAGATCAGACTGGTCTCAAATACGCATACATGGTTGTTGATTATATTTACTATGATACCATAACTTTAAAGCATTATGTTTATGGATATGCTTATTATGATGGTACAACAGCTTTTGATGATGCACACAATGTAGTGGATTTAACAGCCGATGCTAATGTCATAATCACAGGTGGAAATCTTTCTGATGTAGCCGAAGCATCTACTACCCCACATTGGTATGATTGGAAACCATATAATGGGGATGAAATTACTTATGGTAAATTGCCAAATAAAGCATATCTTGCATGTCTGTATCGTGGACGTTGTGTAGTAGCTGGTGATCCGGAGCACCCACATCAATGGTATATGTCCAGACAAGCTAATCCCTGGGATTTCGCTTACGTGGCTAATGATGCACAATCGCCAGTTGCAGGTGGAAATGCTGATGCTGGAGAAAGTGGTGATATTATACGGGCATTAATCTCATACAAAGACGATTACCTGGTTTTTGGTTGTGCAACTTCAATATGGTTCCTGGCTGGAGACCCGTGTGAAGGCGGGTCAATAAACGAACTTGACCTCACGACAGGTATGTTCGGGGCTAATAGTTGGTGTTTTGATGGGCTTGGAAATTTATTTTTCTGGGGTACAAATGGTATTTATGTTACTTCAATCCCCGGAACACCAAAATGTCTATCGGAACAGGCATTGCCTCAATTAGTTGGAGATGAGAATGTTGACCCTTCGACACACCGTATTACTATGGCTTATGATCGCACGAGAGCAGGTATTTTAATCTGTATAACAAGATTGGCTGATGGGAAAAATTCAAATTATTTTTATGACTTAATAAGCGGTGGATTCTTTCCTGAGTCCTATGCTGATGAGTGCGGGGCATATTCTTTATTCTATTATGCGGCCAACAATAGAGACTATAGGGATTTATTAATTGGCTGCAAAGATGGATATATCAGAAAATTTAATGATTCATTGAAAAACGATAATGATTCTGCTGATGATCCCGGTGTTGGTACTGTTAAGATCGACAGTTATGTAACATTTGGCCCAATTCCTATGGCACGGGATCAGAGATTAACTGGGAAATTAACTGGATTAAATTGTATAACTGCCGGTGGTGCATCAGGCGGTTCTGATTCAAATGATGTATCGTATAGTGTTTTTGTCGGTAGTTCAGCAGAAGAGGTTGTTGAAAAATTATCTGCTGGTGTTAATCCAAATGCGGCGGGCATTATAAAAGCCCCAGGTAGAAATCGAAGTGGGAGCATACATAGAAAAATTTCAGGTGTGTACCTGGGTGTAAAATTACAAAATAATACAATAGACGAAATGTGGGGACTTGAACAATTATTAATTGACCTGAAACCAGGTGGGAGGTTTAAATAATGAATTATAGTGAAGCTGTAGCTGCCGCACAAAGAATGGGCGGTGGAACAATTACACCCACTGGTAGTAGTTATGGTGGGATAAGTTATAAAGTGACACGTGCTCCATCTGCCGGTGGAACAACAAGAGCTTCAACACCAACTTTGCCTTCGGGGGCAAAGACAGCTTGGGAAAAAGCCATTGCTCAATATGGCCCCGGTGGTGGGTACGGCGTAGGTGTTGAAGCAGCACTCGAACGGGGTGGAAAAAAGGCACTCGCAAGTGGTATGCAGGGTCTTGTAAGTGCTGGTCTTGCTGGAACGACTATGCCTGCTGGTTTGGGCAAGAAGTTTGAAGAAGAAGTTGCTATGCCAGCACGAGCACAGGTTGAAGAAACAAGAGCACAGGCTATTGCGAATCTTCAGACTGCGTATGCAGGAGCACAACAGAGAGGATATGAAACAGCAGAAGATAGAGCATTACGAGAGCGTCTCAGCCAAAGCCAGCTTGGTACTCAACAAGCCATAGCAGGGATGCAGACAGGGCTTGGTTATAGCCAACTTTCGAGTCAAGAGCGTCTATCTTCACAGGAGCTTGCATTACAAGAAATGTTGGCGAAATCAAAAGTACCACAAGGTGGTGCTGCTGGTGGATATGGTGGTAGTTATGGTGGTGTTGGTAGCTATACAAGTGTTGCTGGTGGTGGAGTTGGTGGAGTTGGTGGAGTTGGTGGAGTTGGTGGATATGGCCCAGAGGGTCCAGGTACATATTATGGTGCTGCTGCTACTCAACCAGGTGGTATGGCAGAACAAGATCCCTGGGGTGCTACAACTATGGAAAGTATGATGAGACGCTGGGAACAAACTAAAGCAGGATATTAAATGAGTTTAACACCCATAACAAAAAAAGAAGATTGGGAAAGTGTCCGCAGGGCTATCCAGAAACTGAACCAAAAATTTAGCTCTGGTGCAGAACCGGTATTTGCTGGCATTACATTAGGCAATACTGGTTTGCACTTATTAGATACAAATGCGAGTCACGATCTAATTATAGCACCTGGATCAGATTTGACAGCCGATAGGATATTAACTATCACGACAGGGGATTCTGATAGAACTATTACTTTATCCGGCAATCCCACTTTAGCAGATTGGTTCGATCAAAGTGTAAAACAAGCCGCGAGTCCTACATTTGCAGGATTAACTGTAGATTCAAAGACTATAGAAAGTTTATTAGACTCATTTAATGGAATTTTTGTTGAAACGATAGATTTTACAATCTCTGAATCAGCCGGTGTTGTAACTGGTTCTTTAGAACAAGACGGTACGGGGGATTTAACGCAGGTATTTTCTGATGGGTTTTCCACACTTGATTGTACACCTGCTCTTACGATAAATCTTACGGCTTTTGTAGGTACTGATACAGTTCCGGCCAAAGTTTTTGTTTATATATTACAATCAGCTAAGACTGTTATAGCCGCTTCTGATTCCGATTGGCCTGCAACAGAGCATATTAAAATAGCTAACATACTTCTAAGAAGTGCTGCTACTACTGGAACTGACGGCGGTGCTCTTGTTAATAGAAACTGGAATGATCATACCCAGAGTGCAGATTCTCAGGGGCATATTACACATATTGAACAAAGGATTAGACAAGAACCTACTCAGTGGGAATCAGGAGTTGCTTTGACTCTAAAAGATTCTGGTGGTAATGCACTGACTGCTGGTAATTCTTCTACCGCTGTTGAGTTAGTAACTTCCGTAGGTACAGCTTATCAATTACACAAGCACACATTTGCCGCTATTGATATGTATATTACTGCTACGGACAAAGCTCATATTGTTAATCAACCTACTGATGAAGGTGGGGCTTATGAGACTACTGTAGCTCTGGTGACTGACATTACTCATTATGTTGATGGGACGGCTGCTGGCGTGGCAATCGGAGTAAATAAGTATTTCAATTTGGTAATATGGGGGGTACAGAATCGTACAGGTGAAATATCTCATTTAATGATAAATCTTCCTGTAGGACAATATTCTACACAAGCAGCGGCAACTAATGATGAATCTGGTTATTCTGTATTTGATATTCCAGCAGCGTTCAAAGGGGTAGGATTTCTAATAGCAAGATTGACTTTTAGATTAATAGCTGGGGCACAATGGACATATATAGCACAGGAAGATTTAAGAGGTCAAATTCCTCCATCAACAGCCGGTGTTTCTGTTTCGACTACTTCACATGATCTTCTTGCAAATCTTGATTTTGCAAGTGCTGGTCATACGGGATTTCAACCTCTTGATTCTGACTTGACAAGCATAGCATTATTGGGTTCCGCTGCCGATAAGATGCTTTATACTACTGCTGCACATACTTGGGCTGAGGCTGCTATAACAGCATTTGCAAGAACCATTCTTGATGATGCTGATGAAGCTACATTTAAGGCTACAGTTAATCTTGAAATTGGTACAGATGTTTTAGCTCAGCAAACAATAGGTATAGCAGATGATAATCTTATAGAAATAGACGATGCTGATGATGCAAATTCTGGTGAGTATGCAAAATTTACTGCTTCTGGATTAGAGGGAAAAACCACCGCACAAGTTTTATCTGACATAGGCGGACAGGCATCGGGAAATTATATTACTGCTTTAACAGGAGAGGTTACAGCATCCGGTCCTGGGAGTGTTGCTGCTACAATAGCTAATGATGCAGTTACTTATGCAAAGATGCAAAATGTTTCTGCTACTGATAAATTGCTGGGACGTGTAACGGCTGGGGCAGGAGATGTGGAAGAAATTGCTTGTACTGCTGCTGGAAGAGCAATTCTTGATGATGCAAATGCTGCTGCTCAATGTACTACTTTAGGTTTGGGCACGGGGGATAGTCCGACCTTTACGGGATTGTCAATAGCCGCCATGAATCTTACTGGCTCAACTTTCAGTGGACATGATATAATAATACAAGCAGATGATAATTTAGATTTATTTGCTGGAACAGGAGTTCCAGTCAGGATTGGAACGAGTCTTGGTAGCAATATTTCAATCTTAGGGGATGCATTAACTGCTACTTCTATCTCTGTTGATACTATCATTGGAACATATGATGATGAAGATTTACATATAAGAGCAACTGGTAGCATCAATTTGTATCCTGGCGGTGAAACTACACACTACTTTTCATTTCAAGAATGGGATAATGTAGACCATGACCAAGCTATAACTTGTATTGATAACTTAGTACTTCAAGTTCTTGGCGGAACTATCAATTGTATCAGTGCAGATATATTGACCACCGGCAACCTGACAGACGGCACGAACGCCCTGACAATAGCACAGGCTAAAACGGCCTATACCCATTCTCAGGGCAACACTCAGGCCCACTCGGACTATCTCCTGAATAGCGGCAACGATGAAACAAGCGGAACAATCACGGCGGCGGGATTTACAACAGTAGCAGGCACAGTATCAGCCGAGCATGTAACATCAACCGATGATATAACTATGGCGGGAGTATTCACAAACACTCTGGCGGCTGCTGATACTCAAGGATTAGTGATTGATGGAGAAACAAATGCTTTTACTTATGTTAGTGGAGATTTAACTGCTAATGAAATATCAAGAACAATAGGCGGAAGTGGAATAGCTTTTCCTGCTAACTTCTATGGTCTGAAACAGAAGTTCACGTGGGATTATGATATGGACAGAACAGGAGAAGGAGATTTCTTCGGTCCATCACCAAATTATTATGGAAGTTATAATGAATTTTATATAAGTGGGAATATGGAAACTGATAATGTTATGTCTGGATATACAGATATTATTGGTTCATATAATGCGATAACTATGGCTTCCATTTTAACAACAAACAATGCTGGACAAAGTTATAAATTGATAGGGGGATATTTCGTAGCAATTCCAACAGCTATAATGACTGAAACAAGTGGAGATTTAATCTTAAATGCTTATGGTGGGTATTTTGGAACAAATCCTACACTAACAGCAACAACAGCAGAATTAAACTTCTATGGTGGATATTTTGATGCCAAAGGAAAAACAGTAGGAACATCTACAAGTTATGGGATTTATGCAAAGGGGACTGGCTCAGATGTAAACTATGCAGGTTACTTTGAGGGTGATGTGCATATTTTCGGAGATGTGTATTCTGCCACCGAGAGTGCCCCCTGGTCAAGAGCAGCACTCTATGGAAAAACTGATATTGAAATATTGGCAGATGTTGAAACCTGGGATAAAGGAAAAGCCCCTCTCGGATTTCATCGGATAATGAGAGTGCCACGAACAAGGATCAATGAGGAGACACAGGAAGAAGAAATCTATTATATAGACGAGACTCAATGGAATATCAACGAGATAATAAAATTGAACCAGGGTTCAGTTCTTGAATTACACGCAGAAATTAAAAAGCTAAGAGAAGATGTAGACAAATTAGTAATTGGCAGTGCTATTATAGAATAATAGGAGTTAAAATGCCAGGTTTACCATATCAAAACCTACCTGCTGAACAAGTTAGCAAGATACGTAACCAGATACAGGGACAGTGGCAGATTGAAGCCAATGCCTTGAATAATACCTGGTTTGCAGATCGTGGCAAGTTCGAGACGGCGAAAGCTAAGATGCTTTCTAAATACCAGATGATGGAATTTCAATCAATGCAGAAATTGCAGCAACAGGCCCAAGAACAGCAACAGGAACAGGCCAAGCGAGAACAACTCCTGGGTCTTGCCAGGCAGCGTAGAGAGGGTGGTATGCCCCACGAACAACAGGTAGAACAGCGATTAGGAGTAACGGCTGGACAGTGGACAGCTACTGCACCATCAAGAGGGCTTAGCTTCACACAGATGGAATCCCCATCACTGATAAAAGGTGTTTCACGGTATGCTGAATCTGCACCATCTAAAGGTTTGTGGTTTACCCGTGAATCTAAAGAACCAAAGACTAAAGCGGGTTTGATAAATGCGTATAATAGGTGGAAAGATTGGGTGGACTATGATGAACAGAACTATGCCATACAAGAGGATTTAGATAAAGTGTGGGATACACAGATGATTTCTGATTCACGTTATGATAAATGGTGGAAGGATATAAAAAAACGTACTGTGCATCAGGATGTTAAGATAGCCAGGCACAAGGGTGGTAAGTACGCAGAAGCAGGAAAGATGCAAGCCCTGGGCAGATCACCGCTTGCAAGATCAATTAAAAAACCTGGTAAAATGAGTTCCCCGCTTGGTATGGGTTGGCAACCAGAATCAAAAAGAGAGGCACGACAGGAGCCAATTACTGCAACTAACCCACAGACAGGGCGAAAGATTACTTCATATGATGGAGGCAGATCGTGGCAGTAAATTTACCAGAGGGATACGTGCTTGATGATCCGCCCCAGCAAATGAACCTTCCAGAAGGATTCGTATTGGACAGCCCCCAAACAAATTTGCCAAG